TTTAAGAAGATGGGGTATCAGGCTGACGGGGCATGGCCGGTGGATATGTTTCCGGAGACGGGGCATGTGGAGACAATATGTTGCCTAGTTAGAACGCACTGAATTTCCAATGAATTTCAATTTCCTCACTGCGGATTACGATAGAATCAATCAAAGACCGAACGAGGTCACGGAGTAGATTATCGTCTCCAGAATCAAGGACAGTCTGAAAACCATCCAGAATTTCGTTAGCCTTTTCCACGGATAAATCTGGTTCTGGGGCGGTCTGGAGGGAAGTGAGCTCTGCCTCCAGGGCTTCCTTTTCCGCATTCAGCTTTGCGATGCGTGTATTTAACAGGTTTACTGGGATCGTATCTGCAGCGTACAGGTCAATCAGCTTTTCCAGTTTTTTGTCCGTGTTGGCGAGGGCAGCGGTGAGAGAAGCAATACGTCCAGAATTATCAGGTGCAATGTTATAGGAATCAAAGTCACGGGATAATTCCAGTTTGCTGATTTCAGCTAAGATGATGGAATCCAGTTTCTTTGTGTTCCAGGATTTGTTTTTACAGTTTGGATCACGAATCATGCGAGCGTTGCTTTTTCCACGGGAATAGCAGGTATAGTAACGCTGGATGATGTGCGATTTTTTCGAGGCAGTATTGGTCTTGCAGTAATACCGGGCCCCACAGTATCCGCAAAATATAAGTCCGCCGAGAATGGATGTATGAAGAAAGGCAGACAGGCGTTGAGGTTCTTCGATACGACGGCGTTGGATAAGACGTTGAGCCTCCTGAAATCGTTCGTATGGGATAATGGCTTCATGCTTTCCTGGGTAGGTTTCGCCTTTCCAGGAAATGAAACCGGCGTATAGGATTGAGGTAAGCATGGATGCTACAGTAGAGTAGGTAAGCTGTCCAAAGCGGGTGCCTGCCGGATATTCACGGCATAAGGATACCCAGGTTGAATGAATTGGCATACCACCCAGAAATAAATCATAGGCTTTGCGTACTATGGTTGCTTCGTATTCGTTGACGGTAAGCAGGCCATTGTCATAGTCATAGCCAACCGGAGCATAGCCGCCGCCGTGGAAATAACCGTCTTTTGCACGGGCATCAAGACCCATTTGCATACGTTCCCGGATCTGATCACGCTCTAGCTGGGCGAATACGGATAGAATGCCGATCATGGCACGGCCGAAAGGGGTCCCGGTGTCAAAGTTTTCGCTCATGGAAATGAATGCAATGTTGTTTTTCAGAAAAATATCCTCAATCATGTAAAGGGTGTCTTTCTGTGATCTGGAAAGGCGGTCAAGTTTATAAACGAGAACTGTGTCAAAAACAGATTTTGTAATATCCGAGCAGAGCAACTGCAGAGCCGGGCGGTTTCGGTTTGCACCAGAAAAGCCCGGATCAGAGTAAACTTTAGCGACGATCCAGCCATGAGCCTCACAGTATTTAGTAAGCCGTTCGGTCTGCTCCTGAATGGAGTAGCCCTCATTGGCCTGCTCCTGAGTGGATACGCGCACATAGATTGCAACTTTATTCATATAGCACCTCCAAAAAAGAGTACAAAAAATACGCCCCTTGTCAGGACGCACTGGAGATGATATAATTCACTTGGCTTGGGTGGATTATATCATCGCCGGTTATCCGGCAAGAGAAATCTATTCAACATACCGTTCGGTGTTACCAGCACCGGGCGGTTTTGTTTTATTTAAGACGTTTCTGTTGCTTTCGTTCGAGCTGCTGAATGCTCTGCACTGGCGTAGGAAGATCTTCCGGCATTGTGCCGCCGAGATCAGAAATTGTTTGCCGAACCTTCTTTCCTACATCGTAGTGCGTCTGATTGGCCAGCTCTTTCCCCTGTATGTGTTCCCTGCGAAGCTTCGCCTCTGTCTGGGTGGCCCGGAAGAGATTAGCGGCCAATTCCTCGGCTCCCATGTGGTCAAGAATATTCTGAGACTTTTTAAGCCCCTTTCGTTCATGAATATCTTGTCTGGAAAGACCGCCATACAGACCCTGATATCCTCTGTTTTGAAAAATAGCATAGTCTTTCTGTTCAGTCACTCCGGCATCATGCGCAGCATCTGCCAGAGATTTGTTATGCTCTTTCATTTCCATGCGAACCGCTAAACGCTTTTGGTCTTCTGCGAGATCCTCGTAGTTTTCGACAAGCTCCTGTTGTCTGGTTTTGACTGCAAAATAAGTCTGGCCAAGTGCAATGACTTTCTTCCTAGGGTCACCATTCTGAACAATCAAATAACAAGCGTATCGTGAAAGCTCGTAATCCAGAAGATCTTTGGTAGCGGTCTTGGGCATATTTATCGTTTTGTTGACCTCAACAAAATGATCGGAAATAGCATTTTCACTACCTTTGCAGGCTGTTTTAGCCTTTTCAATAACTTTAATGAAGTTTCTCCATTCTGTATATCCAAGAGCAGCCTGCAGTTCCCTTGCATACCAGAATTCCTGTCCGTATTTATTTACATGCTTAATGGAATCGAACGACAGTTCAGTTTCCATAATTTGCTCATTACTAAAGAAAAAGAAGAACATATCCACCTTCTTTCGAACTTTTTGTAATTTTTAAAATATTGGCACATCCTATAACCGGAGGACGTGCTGATGCAGATACTTACGTGGCAGGCCAGAACAAACAAGGGTCTGACCTTAAAACAACTGGAGGCGATGACCGGGATTGGGAAGACCACTTTAAACAACATAGAAAACGGTCTTGTTTCACCAACGCTGCAGCAGCTGGAGACCATCGCCCGCGCTCTCGGTGTAAAAATCAGCGATCTATACGAATCGGAATACAAATAATGATTATACCATGTATCGGCGCGTAAAAATCAATCCGGAACCGGTTTCCCGATATCGGGAAACCAATCGCATAACTCTTTCCAAATTCTGGAATATAAGATACCATGAAATTCCAACACTTCCCAGTAGCCTACAAACAAATCCTACCTTATACTACTACAGCGCCCAGCTTTTCCCAAAAAGAAAGGTCGTGGGAGAGTAGTGAAAAAGAAGTATATCCATTATTATAACAGCGGAATTTACGCCATTTATTACATAAGCATAGACACCATGTATTATAACCTGGACTTCCAAGGTTCGGCACTGATTGTTATAAAGGTATAACACTGGGGACGCTGGGTGCCCCGAAAGGGGCTACCCAACATTGCTTTTCTTGCCTTCCGTATCTACGGGCGGGCAAATCTTTTCTAAATCTTCCGGACTGTCTGGAACGGATAGCGCAGGATCTGCAGCAAACACTGCAGAAAGCCGTGTCTTGAAATGTTCCATGGCAGCCTTTCTGATTTCTGGATCCAATTCAAAATAGATCTTAAGTATCTCCAGCTCCAGCTGAGTAGCGCCGTGAGTCTTTGCAAAATCATCCAGGTTAAACACATCCGGTTCAACAAACATCGGTCCGGAACCATTCAGAAGCCATTCTTCGCTTACATTAAATTCACTGCATATTAGCTTATATAATGTAAGTTTCTGATCCGGTCGAGCGAGCCGGTTATTCTCGATGTTATTAATAGTGTCGCGATTCGCACCGAGCCTTGCACCGAAAGCCGTCTGAGACATTTTTAAATGATTTTTCCTAAGATCCCATATTCTTTCGTATATTTCCATCTTTCCCGTATCCCTCCTTTCAAAGCTATTCTTATCATACACTAATATAATGAGTATGTCAACACAAAATGAAAATAATAATTTGCAAAAATGAGTTGACAATCTCATTCACACACAGTATAATGAGCACATAAGCACAAAACAATGTGTATGCAGAAAGGAGATAACACCATGACGGAGAAAAACACAAACACTATGGTACCTGCAGAGAATAAAAACGAAGCGGAAGAGGTTATGGCATTCCTGAATGAGTTAAGCGGCCAGGAGAAAAACAGCTTCCTTACCTTTATCCAGGGCATCCGCTTCGCAAGAGGAATGACACAGGGAGATAGGCGGACGGCGTAGGGGGTGAGAATATGAAAATGACAGAAAGCGAGGCGATAAAGATGGAAAAAGAAAAGGCTGAATGGCTGAAAAGCATCGGAGCAAAAGAGTTCCCGGAACCGATAAAGTATGTTTATACGTTTCCGGGATACAATGGGGCTTTCAATTTATCTGAACGGTATATAGAGGAAACCGATCTGAATAGATTGAAAGCTCAATACGAGGAAAATAAAGCGCATGCGCTTAATGTGGTCTCAGCGAGAAAAGCATAGGATATGCACTGCCGAGATGCTGGACGTTGCTGAAAAGCCCCTTTTTCTCAAAATATAAAAGTATTTCTGAAACCTCGGAGCGAGGTACACCAAGATAATCAAGCTCCTGAATGGCAATAAATAGATTGGATTTGGATAGTTCAATAAGTGCCTTATAAACAGTCTTTTGATTATCGGTAACACAAAAATCGTAAAACACAATGTTTCCCCCCTTTTCTTATGAACTCGGCCCTGGCGGGGGCCTGTAAGTACAGTATAGGACAAGGAACGCGAGAAAACAACAGAAAGGAGACCACACCATGAAGAAAAATGAGAACATTCAGAAAACCGAGAATCTGGCAACTATGCTGGGCGATGCCAACGCCGCGGCGACCATGCTGAAAGGCTTCGACAGCGATGCCGAAAAGTACTACATGTTCGGTATCCTGGACGCATTCACCGCAAAAGCGGAAGCAAGAAAGGCGGTGAGCTGAGAGGAAAGTAAACAGAAGGGAGGACATTGTATGTTAACAACCAACGAAAAGAATCTGCAGGGCCAGATGGATGATGCAGAGGAAATGGCAGCGGTGGTGAAAGAAGTCAAAGAAAGAGAAAATAAGATCAGACTGTTAGGAGTACTGGAAGGCTATAAGCTGGCTACCGGTGTAGACCTAAAAGTAGTGTAGGGGGGTGAGAATGTGAAAGTGATCCATGTATTAAGTGACGGAACGGTTGTCGATTCCGTAGAGGGCCTGGTCGTTCCGGAGGGGCACCCGGTCTACAATATTATCGAAAAAGCGCGGAATGCCAAGAAACAGGAAGAAAGGCAGAAAGATGCGAAGGGTGCGTGACGCGAATGGAATCATGCACGACCTGTAAGCATCGGATAAGATGCCGGGAACGGGATCGGAAATATCCATGCAGAGACTATGAGAGGAGGCGGCGATATGACAAGAAAGGAAAAAGCCCAGATGATCCTGGATGCGATCGACAAGCACGCACTGACCTGTATTGACTGGAACATGGCCAAACTGTGGCTGGATGCTATCGCACATGGTCTGATCGACATCGCGCGAGCGGAAGAAAAAGAAGATAGACCACGTAAGGGCATGACACTGGAAGAATTCGTCGGGAAAATGGATGGAACTGGCACGTTCAGCATCTACCTGGATGGAGACGCGGTTACATATGACCAGCGCTATGACTATATGGTTCTGGATCCTGAGGAGTGGGAAGAAGTAAAAGATATGCATACCAATATCCCGCCCGCCTGCATGTCGGCACAGGACTGGTGGCCGGAGGCAAAGGACCGTGAAGTGGAGTCATGGGATGTAATCGAGCGGCTGGATGACAATATGCTCTTTCGGATCTGGCTGAGATGAAATACACGGTAAATAGAATCAAGGTTGGACAGACTATCCGGGCCAGATCCCAGGAGCATGGTGGAACGGTGGTCATGACGATACAGAGAATCCGCTGGAAAGAGAGCGTGGCGGTGATTTACGATGCCGCCGGCAGGATGGAAACATTAAACCCGTTTGACTGGGTGGAATTGGAGGATAACAACGATGATGACATTTTACAAGGCCCCGCATAAGTCCATGTTAAGCTATGCGACTATCAGAAGCTCCGTAGAGCGTAGAAATATGCGTCAGGAACTGGAGCAGACAAGCCAGATGCTTCGCGTGTGTGTTGGAGGTGCTGCAGTCACGCTGGTAGGAGGGATGATCCTGGGGGCGTGCATGGTAGCTATGATGGGGTAGCGCGATGATGATAAGAGAGGGCAAAAAATAAGACGGTAGCCTGGCAGGGCCGCCGTCTTAAAAGGTATAACGTGTCTGTATGAACAGTGTATACTAAAAGCCCGAAAAAGTCAAGAAAATGCCGGATTTTAGCCCGGCATTCTGGCTTGATTAAAGGATTAAACTTAGAGGACTGGATGGTATGCACAAGTACAGAATGATAACGTATCGGTGCGGTGCTGTTGTCGAGATCGTAAAGTGTTACGCATTACGGCAGCGAAAAGGGCAGGAGCGGGATCCGAACGTAAAGAAAAAGACAAGGGAAGAGATTCAGGAGGCGAATCGGAGACAGGCAGCAAAGAACCTGGAACGTCTGATTAATGCCAACTTTCGACCGGGGGACCTTCACACTACCCTTACGTACACACGGGAGATGCGACCGGACAAGCAGACCGCGCAGAACAGGTTGAAGAACTTCTTGGACTGGATGCGCACCCGGTATCGCAAGATTGGGAAAGAGTTCAAGTATATCGTGGCAACGGAGTATGAGCGTAAGGCCATCCATCACCATGTGATCCTGAACAATGTCAATGATGGGAAACAAACATCGATGGACTACATTCGGAAGTACTGGAAGGCCTATGGACATCCGAAGTTCTCACCGCTCTACGATGATGCAGAGTATAGCCAACTAGCGGACTATCTGATCAAAGAAACGGACAAGACCTTCCGGGATCCGGACAGCCCGGTAAAACAGCGGTACTCGCATAGCCGTAATCTGGTGAAACCTAAAGTGACAAAAAGAGATGTTGAGACAAAGTGGGGATGGGAAAAGGATCCCAAACCGAGGGATGGATATTACATAAAAAAAGACAGCCTGTACAACGGATTTGACAAGCTGGGGTATGAGTACCAGACCTATACTATGGTCAAAATCAATCCTACGGAAGAGGATTGGCCGTCCGATGATCTTAAGCCGGTGCGGCGAAGGAGGTGCAAGAGTAAACGTGTACATCGTCAATGTTGAGATTAAGGCAACGCAGTCAGGATATAAGGCCTGTATGAACTTTGAGGACAACAAGGGCCAGTTGCATGAGAAACAGCTGGCCCAGGAACAGAAAGCCAGTATGCAGAGCAATTATCTGGCTGGGTTTATCGCTGTGCTGACGGCGCTGCAGAATCCATGCATGTTGAGTATTTACTCGCATTCCGACTATATTGTGGAGCCGGTCCGGCAGGGATGGCTCCAGAGCTGGGCGCAGCATGAATGGAAAAACGCCAAAGGTAAAACAGTTAGAAACGCGGAGCAATGGCAGCAGGTAAAGAAACTGCTGGCCGGGCACTCTGTGCGCTTTATAAACAACAAGGAGGATAAATAACGTGTTTGAGAAATTTGGAGAATTTGATTCGGCGGAGGAGCTGAACCGGGCAGCATTGGCCCAGAGAAATGAGGGAGACGCGGAGGCCGTGAGAGCTTTGGCAGAAGAGAACGGCCTGGATCCGGAGGATGCAGAGGATTTTCTGGACGGAGCAGAGGACTTTCTGGTTCTGCCGTTTAACGCAGCGGTCGGAAAGCTGACTGTGGAGAGTAAGGAATTAAAATTGGAGGGTGTGCTGGAAGACTGGGTCAATGATCTGATTGATTTATGCTCTGAGGACAATGAACTGTCTCTGGCCGTTCGCAAAAAAGGCAAAGAGCTGGCCGAATATATTGCCCGGATCATTGATGAGGGCTATGAACACAGAATCACGGTAGATGGCCGTATCGTGGAGAAAACGCAGCAGGTCAAGAAAATTATGGGAAACAATGTGTTGACAATCGGAGCTGAGGATGCAAGAACTCGCCGCCGTCTGGCTGTGGAGTATTACTGCGGTAAGGAGGCGTGACCATGAAAGCATTTAAGGGATTCTCGCCGGAACTGAAATCCACATACGGAAATGGGACTGCTGACGGCTGTTTCTTTCAGCAGGGAGAAACAAAAGAGGAAAGCGAGTGCAAGGTGATGCGCAATGGGTTCCATTGCTATGAAAACCCGTTTGACTGCCTGTATTACTATCCGATGGATGGGAAAAACCAGCTGTGGCTTGTGGAGGCTTTCGGAGATATCAACGAGGATGTGGAGGGACGGATCGCCTGCACGAAGATCACCCTGATCAAAGCGCTGACTCCGTGGGAAATGGCCATGGAGGCTATGCGGTATATGGTAGAGCATCCGGATCGTTCCGGATGGGAGCAGAAGCGGGGCAATGTAACCGTGTGCCAGGATTACGCAGAGGCCGGGGCAGCAGGACACATTGCGATATCAAGAGGAGTGGAGCCGAAGGTAAAAGGACCGGAGGGCGCTATCCTGGGGATGATTGCTGAGGATGAGACGGGCGTGGTCATGTGTAAGCTGATTAAGGTGTCCGCAGAGCAGGCAGATAAGGAACTGAGCCTGACCGAAAACAGAAAGGTGGTGTGGTCCTGTGAAAAAGAAAACCATTGAGGCCTTGCCAGGCATCCCGGCCACGGCGGACGGGTGGTGCACGACTGCACAGATCATCAAAGATACTATTGTTCTGAATATCCACCAGGAAAAAGAACTGAAATGGCGGCATTGCTTTGTGCCGGAGACAAAAGAGTATGCGACGTATGATGCGGTTCATGGCAAGTGGAACCATAAGCGTATCACGTTTTGCTACGGTGTGGAATACGAAAGCGCCTATGGATTTAACGAAATCCGGGGAAACCTGAATGAACGATCAGAGCTGGAGGCCAGCGACCAGAAAACAGTATATGACATGATTGAGGTCCATGATGATCATTGGAGAAAAAGAGAGCCGGAAGAATGGGCCACAATCATTTCAGACATGGAAACCAAGGGGAAGATTGAGGAGCGGGAGTGCGCGGAACTGAGAAGAGTAAAGCGTGTGAAAGCGATGATGGCCAGAGTGCCGGACAAACCGGAAGATCTACAGGAATGGGTAAGCGAAAAGCTGGACGGGGGAAGGTGTTACTGCTTAAAAGATCAGGAAACCGGGAAATGGACCTGTACCGCATGCGGCCGGCAGCTTGAGAAGATTCCGGGAAAACCGAAAAATAAGGATGAGATCATTTGTCCGGAATGCGGGAAAACGATAGTATACCTGTCAAGAAAGCGGTCCGTAGATGCCGCCGGAGGCTTTACGGTTGTGCAGCCGATCGATGAAGAAATTTCCGTAGTGCGGCATTTCTGGGCAGCCGCGGAGAATAAGCCAAATAGACAGCGTAAGGTGTGGATAAGCGAACAGGTAAGGATTATTCTGTTCAAATTCGGAAGCAAGGAATACAGACTCCGCAACTGGAAGTGCGACATATATTATCAGACCTTCCGGGATGAGTTTGATAACAAGGGAAACAATTACAACATCAGAATAGTAAAAAGCTATCTGTATGATGATGGTATTGCTGAGGCATTTCGGGGAACCGTTTATGATCCGTGGACAAAGCTGTTTACAGAGTTTGCGGCAGCAGGATTGGAACTGGAATATAACAAAATGATGTGCATGCACGCATCCGATGAGTATCGTGGAATGATTGAGATGCTTTACCGTGGACGTTTCTACAAGCTTTTGAGAGAAACAAGTGAAAACGTAGGAGGGTATACAAGATGGAGTTATACGGGCATGCTGCATCCGGATGGAAAAGGCATCGAAAGCATTTTTGGAATTTCGGACCGGCAGAAAATAAACCGAATCCGAGATAGAAACGGCGGAGAGATGATGCTGGACTGGATGCGGGCAAGCGACGAAGAGGGCTTTAAGGTATCGGAAAAGGTACTGGATTGGCTGGAGCAAGTGAGACTCTGGCCGGGAGCCGTGATGGATAGGATGACAGAATATATGTCATTGGAACAGAGCATGAATTATCTGATACGGCAGAAAAAAGAACAGTATCAGGGAAGAACATTCCGGTCAATTATTGAACAGTATGCAGACTATATCAGCATGTGCAAGAAGCTCAAGAAGGATATGACGGATGAAATGGTATATCGGCCACGGGAACTGAAACGGCGGCATGATGAGGCTGTTGAGGAGATCAAAGCGAGAGAGGAAGAGCTGCAGGCAGAAGAATATTCTGAAAAGTTCGGCGAGGCCGAGCAGGTCATGCAGGAGGTCAGAAGCAAGTTTGAGTACACTGGCAAGGTTTATCGGATCCTGGTGCCGCATAAGATTGTCGATATCGTGAAAGAGGGACGGGCTCTTCACCATTGTGCCGGAGCTACGGACCGCTATTTCGACCGAATCAAGAACCACGAAACCTATATTTGCTTTCTGCGGAAGAATGAGGCACCGGATGAGCCGTTCTACACCATTGAGGTAGAGCCGGGAGGAACAATCCGGCAGCATCGCGGCATGTTTGATGAAGAACCGGACATTGAACTGGTAAAGCCGTTCCTGCGTGAGTGGCAGCAGGTAATCAGGAAGCGGATGAAAGCAGAGGACCACAAGCGCGCGGCACTGTCAAAGATTAAGCGTGAGGAGAACATCGAGGATTTGAAGCAGAAAAATAACACCAGAGTCCTTGCAGGGCTGATGGAGGACTTTATGGAGGCAGTAGGGTAAATGGATATCGTAGAATGCAAAAAAAGTTACAAAGAATTTAAAGCCGAGCTTGATGCAGAGATGAACCGGGTGGCGAATGGCTTTGTGCGGATCGGATACGCGCTGAAAGTGGCCAGAGACACCAGCATCCTGTACGAGAGCGGATATACCAGCGTGGTAGCGTTTGCGGCCGGTGAGTATAACCTGGACAAGTCCCAGGTATCCCGCTTCATTGCAATCAACGATAAGTTTTCGGAAGACGGGTATTCCGACCGGATTCAGGAGCAGTATGCAGCGTTCGGATACGCAAAACTGTCGCTGATGCTGAATCTGCCGGATGCAGTCAATGAGCTGCTGACACCGGATCTCAGCAAGGCCGACGTGAAGGCCATCAAGGCTGAGATTGATGAAGAGCAGAAGACAACAGACATTGAACTCATGATCGAGCAGCAGGAACACCTGCAGGAACATCCAGAGCAGCAGGAAGAGAATATGCTGGCCAAGGCGGTCAAGAGCCGCCTGCATGATGCGCCGGAGATGTACGGAGAACTGTTTGGCGTGATCGGTCAACCGCATTCTGTAAGAGATGTATCAGAGATTTTCTGTCCTGGAGAAAGCAAGGTGGACATGGTCAGAATCCCGGGCATGGGCCGCCTGATGGTGTCTTATAAAGGACCGGACAAAAACATTGAGCTGGTGGCTGTCCGGAGTGGGGAAAAGGAATCCTATACCTGGCAGGATATGGAGAATCTGCTGACCAGCATCATGCCGGGGGACGATGTGGCAGCAGCCTGGCAGCAGGTGTATGCGGAGCCATTTCCAGAAAAGCCGAAAGTTGCACCGGTACAACCGGAACGCAGCATGGCAAATTCGGAACGCAGTACGGCGAAACAGGAACAACAGAAACCAAAAGAGAAAAGCAAAGTGACGCGGGCCGTGGTGCCGAAAGAGCCAGAAAAGCCGCTGCTCCATGATGTGGAGCCATCGATTCCGAAGCCGGATCCGGTGGAGCCGGAGGTGCAGCAGGAGCCGGAAAAAGAAGTAAAGGATGCAGATGACCAGATTGAGGGACAGGACAGTATCGAGAATCATGCTGAGTGGATGCCTGGCAAGGTGATTGATACCACATATGAGGATGTAACGGAAGGAGCGAAAGTTGCACCGGTACAACAGGAAAATGCACAGAATGAGCAGGAAAATGTACAGGGACCGCCGGAAAATGATCAGGATGAGGAAAAACGGGTCTGCATCAGTGATAAGAGAAAGATCTTGGACAAGCTGTATGTGCTGAGACAAAAGATTCTGAACAACAACAAAGCGGACGCAGCGGTCCTGGCAGAAGAGGTTGTAAGCATGATTGGAGATTGGGACGTTGAAGAGCATAATTCAAACTGAAAAGGTATGCTATATCTGCGGTTCCTGCAGAAATCTGGAATCCCACCATATCTTTTTCGGAAATCCAAATCGGAAGTGGTCGGAAAAGTACGGATTAAAAGTATGGCTGTGTGCCTACGACCACCGCGACAACAAAAACGGCGTCCATGGCCAGAATAAGGATAAAAAGAAACACCTCTGGAGAATCGGTCAGGAGGCGTTTGAAAAAGCGCACAGCCACGAGGAATTTATACAGATATTCGGCAGAAATTTTGCCCCGGAACTGGAGACACCGCCAGACCAGGAACCACCGGGAAACCACCCGGGCTTTATATGGATTCAGTAATGCGCCTTTAGGGCATTACATAGATGTATTTATTCAAAGCGTGCCAATGTGTCACGAACATGCCGCTGGTACTGCCCCGCTGACTTTGTGACGGCGGGGCAAGAAAGGAAAGATATGGAAGAAAAGAAAGAAACCTGGGTTCCGGAAGCATTTAAGGCTGGCTGGGAATAGGCTGTAGAGTGCTATCAGCTCATAAAAGAGGGGAATGGCCGGATCGTTTCCAAACAGATAGGAGGAAAACAGGTATGTTATACCGAAAGAGGTGGTAAAGCGGAGACCTGGGAAGAAACCATGAACCGAAAGAAAAGTATTGTGATCGGAGAGTATAAGGTACAGCAGCCGGTGGAAAATCATGTATCAGTTGTGTGGATGCCGGGGAGTCAGATGGTGTTCTTCTCACAGACGGATCACTGGTGCAGTGAGGATGAAATGAAAGCGATTTTTGCCAGTTACATGAAAATGTCGGGAGGAATGAATCATGGAAATGTATAAGAGATTAACGGAGACAGATTTCAAGGGTCAGTGGACTCTGAAAGACAGACAGGGTGAGGACTTGCCACTGTATTACATGAATTATAGAGATGTGAAGGCAATAAAAACAGCCATCCAGCGCCTGGCACAGTATGAAAACACTGGATTGTCACCGGAACACGTGCAACAGCTTATCAAGGCCAGATCCGAAGGCATGGTAAATATCAGACAGGCTAGAGAACTCGTGACGGAAGCCTGGAGTGAGCTACAGACAGTCAAGACAATGCTGGAAGATGACATGACGGAACGAGAAGAACGGAGAATGGAGGAATTGGATGAGCGTACACGAAGGATACTGAAAGAGATCCCTTCGCGGAAAAGATTGGGCGAGATCAGTCCGGTGGTGACGATTACACCTGTGATAGATATTACAATGCCGCCTGGGACACCGTGGAACACAGAAAAGCTGGCCAAACACATTGCAGATGAGGTGAGAAAAGGGCTGGATGGCTTAGGACCTGGAGAAGAAGTATTAAAGGAAGCTATCAGGCGGGGCAAGGAGGCAGCAGATGAAACTGAGGACTGTAAATAAAACTATCAGGAAAATGATGAGTGAAACAGAGGGGCCGGAACGCAGCGCATTGCGTACGGCCTGCGCCTGCATTGAGAGGAATATTCCTAAAAGACCAGTGGATTGTCATGGTCCAATGGGACGTTGCCCTATATGCAATATGTGGACGCTGAAAGAGGATTGTTACTGCTCGAACTGTGGTCAGAGGCTGGTGTGGTGATGAGCAGAAAGAAGATAACAGAAGTTGCGGAAGTAGAGCGGGCGGTTAGGGGAAAGATATATCCAGCCGGATGCACGCTGATAGCACTGTCGGCAACCAAATCAGAACCGGAATACGCACCGGACAGCGGTGAGATAGATACCAGATATGCCGTGATCGTGCCAAACAAGATAGAACCGGAGTATCTTTTTGAGGCTGTGAAATGGGCCTTGCCGGAGTTCTTGTATAAGCACCGAACCGGAATCAATTTACAGTTTTCGGAATTGAAACATCTGAAAGTCACTGTGGTCAGCAGAGAGAATCAGCAGATCTGGGTGAGTGCGATAAAAAAACTGAATGACCAAATTAATGAGACAGAACAGGAAATAGAGGTGCTGAAAGATATGAAAAAGTTTTATCTGGATGGCATGTTTCCGAAGTAGGAGAAAAGATGTTAGACAACGAGAAATTCAAGGCACTTATAGGAATCAGTGAAAACTATGAAATGCCGGAGAAGCTGATGAAAATACTGGAGAACAAGGAAGCGCGGGAACGAATTTTTGAGACGCTGGCAGATCAGGAAACAGATATGTCACATGACTGGTTTACGGATGTTTATCAGCAGGAGTATGGAGACCGGGACGCATTGAAACAGGATTTCACACCGCGGTGTCTTACAGAGTGCGTTGCAGGACTCGTTGGAGCGCACGGCAGCAGACATGCGGATATTTGCGCCGGAACTGGAGGACTGACGATTGCCGCCTGGAACAGGAACCCGGATCGGTATTATTACTGCGAAGAATTTTCCAAACGCACGATACCGGTGCTGATTTTGAATCTTGCAATCCGGAACGTGCGCGGCCAGGTGGTAAATACTGACGCATTAACCGGAGAGGTTTTTGCAGTGTATGATTTGGCACCAGGACTGAGGTTCAGTGACATTCGGGCGGCTCCGGAACCGACGGGCGGCCCATTCGATGCTGTAGTAATGAATCCACCGTATTCGATGCCGTGGCCAAATGTAGACCAATATAGAACAGATGCGAGGTTTGCAGACTACGGAGTACCGCCGAAGAAAGCAGCGGACTATGCGTTTATCCTGCACGGCCTCCACAAGCTACAGCACGGTGGTCGGCTGTGGGCCATCGTTCCGCACGGAGTGCTATTCCGAGGGGGACGTGAGCTGGAAATCAGAAAACAGCTCCTGGAGCGCGGGAATATAGATGCGGTCATAGGAGTTCCCGATAAGCTGTTTTTAAATACTCAGATTCCGGTCTGCCTGATAGGATTCGGGTCAGGCGGATGCGAAAGCATCTTAATGGCAGACGCATCAAATGAGTACGAAGGGGCAGGAAAACAGAACCGGATGACAGGAAAACATATAGAGCGGATCTGGAGCTGCTATAAAAACAAACAGGCAGAAAAACGGTATTCCAGTATCGTTTCCATAGAGAAGATCAGGGAGAATGACTATAACCTGAATATTCCGCGCTATGTGAGTACATACATACCAGAGCCGGTTCCGGATCTACTAGAATCATTGGATGAACTGATCCAAATCGAACAGGAGATTGAGGATGCAGAATATGAATTTTTTGACATGATGAAGCAGCTGACAGGAACCACGGAAGAAAGTGAGCAGCGGATGCAGCAGGCGAAAGAAAAGTGGAAACGGATGCTTGAAATGAAGTACGGTACAGCATGAGAGGAGGCGCAAAACGAACACAGCAAAAACCTATAAGTTATACAAGGGTAATGCCATGGTGGGTGAATATACGGCGAAAACAATAGCAGAAATGTTGAAATGTTCGCCCGGTACAGTAAGAAGTTACGCGAAAGGTCCGCGGTATTTATACGGGATATATCGTTTTGAGACTGTAAAAGCAGAAAAAATCCAGAAAAAGCCGAAAACAATGAACTTAAGTCTGAAGGAGGACTGGGAGCGGACGCGGCAGCAGCTGTTACGCAGAGGAGCCAACCTAAGCCGGATCATGCTGGTACCAGAAATGCCAAACCGGATTTACATGCAGATAACACAGGACTCGCTGGAGCTTCCAACCGCAATAGCAGATTCTCCGAAAGAGTTAGCAGAAATCACAGGAGCAAAACACCAGTCAATAATCACTATAGCGTCAAAGGCCAGACACGGGAAAAAGATACACCCATCTTTTGTGGGCGTGGATATTGAACCAGAGCTTTCACCTGGAATGGAAACGAGGATGGCTGAACCGGTACCGCAAGAGAACAGCGCAAAAAAGTAGAAGCAGGGAGGAATGGAGATGAGTGTAGAGCGTGGAATCGGTAAGAAACGAATGGAGCAGCTTCGGCAGAAAACGCACATCGGAGATCGGATTAAGGTCTACAGCGTAAAGTACAAGCCGTTTGACGGTAAGAAAGACTGTGACAGAACACCGGTCCTGGCCCGGGTAGTAGCCAAGACGGCGCGGTTATGTGTGGTTGAGCTTCCGAAGGGGACAAAAGAGAGCTTTTCGTGGGCGGAGCTTTGGAACAGTAAGAATGTGAGGAGAATCAATTGATGGAAGAGGAGGCGGGAAATGTCAAAGCATAAAGCAATACCAGTAAAAATACGCCGGGAACTGTATGACAGGTACAATCATCGTTGTGCATACTGCGGATGCAAATTGGAGTACAAGGACATGCAGGTGGACCATATCAAGCCGGTTTATGTTCATAACGACATCGGTCACGATATGACGGAAGAGGAAATGTACGACATTTCCAATTTGCTTCCGTCATGCAGACAATGTAATTTTTACAAAGACACGTTCTCATTGGGGACATTCCGAAAACGCCTGCAGACGGTCATGATGGACAATCTGCGGAAAGGATTCACCTACCGCCTGGCGGTCAAGTACGGACTGATTAAAGAGCAAAAGAGAGAAATCACGTTTTATTTTGAGCGACTGCAGAGCGACCGGAACCCAGTGAATATGTTTGAGCAGCAGATGACAGAGGACGAGCAGCTGGAGTTGTCGGAGGCACTGGATGATTTTATCCAGATGTACGAAAACAGATTTGAGGACCAGACAAACGACGAAGAAACGCGAGAAATTCTGATGGATGAATTTGAACATCTGTATGATCTGGTTTATCTGCTGAATAAAAAGGAGATAGAGAGAAAATGATGGACAAGGTGCCAGTTGAGACAGATGCTCCGGAGATGGCGTTGATCCGTTGCTGGAAGAACAAGGATAATTGAGAATTGGAGGATGCTATGGAAATTAGTTTAAGCGGATACAAGGTCGTTTATGGGAATAAGGTTTTAAATGCACTGTCACTGCTTGACATGCACGGGAAAGAACCAGAAATAAAAGAGGGAGACGAGGAAAGAACAATTAAGCCGGATTTTTTGAGTATTTTGGTCGTTGATACGGACGGGACGTTGACCATAATCGAGGGTGAGGCGAAAAAGTTTCAGTTCATTCCGAGGGTAAATTAAGATTGGGAGAGGTAAAGATGTTCTTTGACAAGGCTTATCTTGTAGAAGTTGTGAGTGGTTGCGCCACTGTTAAAAAATATTGTTCAAAATGCAAACAATCTCTTCCGCATAAAATCGGCACAAAATACTGTCCATCATGCGGCAGAAAATTTGTAGATACAAAGGTAGAAAGATTAAACTGAAATTAAGATTGAGGTGCGAAATGTTTGATATTGAAAAAGCCAAAAGTAGAGGTTTTGAGCCAGAACAAATAGAAATCATGCAACAGATCAATGAAAACAATTTAAAAAGAGATAATTGTAAAAAACATGAGTTTGTAGAAGGCAGTAGATTTGGAAGGTATAGATGTAAAAATTGTGGCTGCGAAGAGAACGTAGGATTTGTATTAGGCTATAAACAAGGCTTAAAACATGCAGCAGATAATTAAGATTTGGAGGAGGGTGTCATGAGAAAAATATTTTGTGATGTCTGTGGAAAAGAAATTGATCCGTGCAATGAGACTTGGAGACAGCAGTTGCAGGCAAATGGAGGAAATCCAAGGATATCATTTAACGAAAGTTTGGGCGAAATCTGTGAAGGATGTGCCACGAAAATTCATTGTTGTGTGTCGATGATGAAATTGCATGATTGGGAACCAGATTTTCATGAATTGGATGGAAAGCGAGAAACATCGAAAAATTAAGAAAGGAAAATATTATGAGTGAAATGAAGAAAAATACCAACTGGAAAGTGCCGATTATCACAGGAGTCGGCATTCTCGCCTTTATTCTGATGGTTGTGTTTGGCGTACAGGGTAGTCAGAACACAGCCATCTCATTAGAAGAACAGGTTAATGCTGCAAAGTCTGGTATTCAGGTTCAGGAAATGCAGAGAATTAGCCATGTACAGAATCTTGTTGACTGTGTGAAACAGTACGACAAGCATGAAGCCGAAACATTTGAAGCAGTGGTAACAGCTCGTGGTTCTGCCGGAAACATCGAGAATACTACGACTGCGATTGCAGCAGTTACAGAAGCATATCCTGAGCTTAAATCAAACGAGAATTATAAAACCCTGATGAACGACCTTGTGATTACAGAGAATCAGATTGCACAGTATAGAAACAATTACAACGACCAGGTCAAGGCTTACCGCCGCTATGTGAACAAATTCCCGACACGCCAGTTTTTATCTTTTTTAGGATATGAAGTGCAGAATTTTGAGTATCTGGATTATGGAGCACCGTCAGAAGCTCCACAGAATTTGTTTGATTAGGAGAATGTATGAAGCAGCTTATTAACAAACGATTTAATTTTGGTGATTTTGAAATTACAGTCAGAGAAATATTAGCAAGTATTTCTATTGTTGCGGCATTTCTGGCAATATAAAACAGAGCGAAGCCGATTACAATGAACGATTCTTAAAGGCCATCAAGATTGAAGGTCAGGATTTGTTTCAATACGGAATGGACACCAACATTGGTGATGCGTTTGTATATGGCGACTTGGATGCAGTGGATACAGTTACATATCCTGAAATCGAAGGAGAATATATGTATGCGGAAATGGTTACTGAGAGATACACCAAGCATACAAGACAGATCGCTCATAAAAGAACCGTAAACGGCAAAACTGAAACGTATTATACCACCGAGACATATTGGACTTGGGATGTGATAGATCGAGATAGTAAGAAATGTAATGAGGTTTCTTTTTCTGGCATTGTATTTCCGGTGAGCAAGATTTCTATTCCAGGAGATCATTATATTTCTACGGTCTCAGCCGGATGGCATCTGCGTCATGTGTATTATGGCGTAGATACTCATTTCACAGGAACGATTTTTACCGATTTGAGAGATGGGACTATTTCCGATAATACCAAATTTTACAATGATATCACGATTGATGAAGCGGTTAAAAAGTCTTTGCATGGTGGTGGAATATTTTTGTTCTGGGCGTTTTGGATCATATTGATTGGTGGCATTGTATTTGTATTTTACTATGCTGATAATAAATGGTTGGATTAAGGAGAAGGTTTATATGAAAATCGAGGGAACACCAAGAGAAAGGGTCATGATGACATTGGACGACTGTCTACGAAAAAAACATGGAAGATGGTGAAGCTGCAAAAACTGAAATTTACAGTTACGATTCTGAAACAGGTAAATGAGGGAGGCGGTGGTAATGGCTGTAGCTAAAAAGTATAATGTGTTCCGCTGCGGGAAACTGATCGGTGAGTATACAGCAGTAGAAGCAGCAAAGAAATTAGGATGTTCTGCTGGAATTGTTCGGGTGTACGCGCATAGTTGTAGAAAACTTCGTGGTGAATATACTTTTGAAGAAGCTGGACAGGCATCAAAATGGAAAAGAAATTACTCGATGAGTAAAACCGAACAGCAGGAATGGGAAGAAGTGTGCCAACGCTTTAAATGCAGCGGAATAGATTTGAGCAAGATTAAGATAAGACCGGTTGGAGGTGATTCCATTGAGCGGGATTAAAATGACAAAAAAGCTTTTAAGTACATACAGAAAGACCAAGAGTGAGATCCCTCTTCTGGAGAATGAAATTGCGTACATGCAGCAGGAAGATAATGGTTTTGACAATAGTATAATCCTGGATTATCGCACTGGAGAGCCGCGGGCGCAGGCTGTGGTTGGTTTCGACTGGGAACGGTATGGCAGGCGGCAGCAGGACCTTGAAAAGAAAAAAGCCAGATGTCTGGCTGTGGAAAATTGGATTGATGGCATAGAGGATGTGCAGGCCAGAACGGCGTTCCGGATGTATTATATTGATGGAGCGACATGGACGAAAATATCAAATCAGCTTGGCTATGCCAATAGTCCGGACTATCCGCGGTTACATATTCGAGATGCTTATTTAAAAAAAGTGGGCATAAAATAAAAAAGGTCGGAAAAGTCGGAAAAGTCGTTTTATAATATAGTCGAAGCCAAAGGCATAAATCCAAAAGATACTCCGGACAGCAGACAGCTTCATAAATCTCCTCAATTCATATGTGAATTTCCTTTTGCCAGGTGTCACAGCCTGGCGGGGGATTTGGTTGGCAGCTACCGATTGCAAACAGCTGCATAATGGAACGTAGCTCAGCAAGTCAGAGCAGCTGGCTTATATCTAGCGTGTCGAGGGTTCAAGTCCTTCCATTCCAATTACATCAGATGGTGGCCATCTGATGTATGTATTTAATTTTATAAACATACCTTTCTGAGAAACACCTGTCGCAAGATGGGTGTTTTTCTATACTTCTTTGCATAAAGTGTTGACATATGGTAAACCCTATGCTATAATACATAATGTAAGGAGGTAAAAGAGATGAGCAATCGAAATCGGCACAAGCCGAAAAAGAAAAACTCCATCGATTGGGAAGCATTCGCAGTGCAGACAATCTCAGGAGTTATTGCTGGAGTAATCTCAGGGTTGGTTGTCCATATGATTACCCGGTAAGTTGATTGGGGAGAGAGGTCAGAGCTCTCTCCTGTAACTAGAAAATAACACAAACGCTCATCTTTGTAAACATGAAAATAGAAGTTATAGTAGCAATTATTGTAGCAGTTATTGTTAGTCAGATTGCTGGTGTTGCCTACAGAAAGTGGAGGGATAAACATGCCAAAAGGTAGTCCAAATGCTCAGACTGTAGCATCAGAAAAGTATCAGAAGAAAGCCGGGTATATGACCAAAGGCTTTAAACTGAAACGAGACGTAGCAGAGCGTTTTGCAGAGGCTTGCGAGAAAGCCGGAGTCAGTCAGGCGGCGCAGATCACTGCAATGATGAACGCGTTTATTGAAGAACAGAACAGAAAGTAATACAGAGGGGCGTCCGTTTGGGCGCTCTTTTCTGTACATTCTGGTGCGGTCGCTGTGCCATCCCGGTCTTAGGTACTTCCGACCTCCTGGGGGCCTATGCGGGGCGTGGAAGGCGCGGCATTTTTCTCTTTCCGGTTGTTTTTTTCAGGGTACTTCCTTCCGCTTTTTCGGAGCTGACCGGGTGGTTTTGGGATGTCCGCATGAGGAAGAGGAGACGGAGGTGATGAAGGGTGGTTGTGAATCAGAAAGAATTGGCGCAATGCCTTGGAATTACTAGCCGCCGCGTCCGTATGCTTCGGGAAGAAGGTCTTTTCCAGAGCGAAGAAAAAATTCGCGGTTATCGCCTGGAAAATTGCGTTCAGGAGTACATAGAGTACAAAGTAAATGCGGAACTGGGACGCAGTGCATTGATCTCAAAAGAGAAAGTGCAGGCGGAACATGAGGAAGTGAAAAAACAGATTTCCCTTTTGAAGCTCCGAAAGCTCCGGAGAGAACTTCATGAGGCTGCCGATGTGGAGTATTATCTGACGGATATGCTGTTGCGGTTTAAGAACAGGCTGCTTGCGCTGCCGTCTAAAATGGCCATGGAAGTGGCCGGAGTGAATGATATCAACCAGATCATGCAGACGATTCAGAAAAATTTGTATGATGCGCTGGAAGAACTGTCTGAATATGATCCGGATGAGATCGATCAGACAGCCGGGTATGATACAGAACCGGATGATGAAGAAGGTGACGAAGATGAAGAACAGGAATGATAGCGGATGAGTCAGCGAAGCAGGTCAAAGTTAAAAACGGCCCACCTGTTCCAGCGCGTCATAAAAAATACATTGATGCGGCCGGAAGAACTGACGGTAAGCCAGTGGGCAGAAAAATACAGGGTGCTCAGTGAGGCCAGCAATATATCCGGAAAGTGGTCGAATGCGATTACACCGTATCTTGTCGGAATCATGGATGCCTTTAATGATCCGCATATTAGGGAAATTTATTTTTGCAAATCGACACAGGTTGGCGGTACGGAGGCATTGATTAATATTTTGTGTTACTGCATTACACAGCAACCGGCTCCGGCCATGATTGTTTATCCTTCGGATGATCTGGCGAAAGACATTTCATCAGAGAAATTGAAACCCGCCTTCCGGCTCATACCGGAAGTAAAGAAAATATTCTATGAAGGCAGTTCCAAAGAATTGAAACTGAGGTTTAAAACCATGGCGCTGTATCTGCGCGGCGCCGGTTCTCCTTCAAAACTGGCATCCAAAGAAATTAAATATCTGTTTTTTGACGAGATCGACAAGATGGGCGGTGCTTCTGCAAAAGAGGCATCGCCTTTTAACTTGGCCATGGAGCGAACCAAGACCTATAAAGCATCCAGGAAAGTCTATGCCTGTTCCACGCCAACGTTGGCCACAAACTATATCTGGAATCTGCATGATAACGCGGATGAGGTCCGGCATTATTTTGTGCCGTGTCCACATTGCGGGGAAATGATTGAACTTTTGTTTGCGAATGTCATGTATGACAAGGATGAAGAAAAGGAAATGAGCAATTATGACCGCGCAAAAACGGCTGTTTATGTGTGTCCGGAGTGCGGCTGTGAGATTCTGGACAGTGATAAACCGGCCATGCTGAAAGCCGGTGAATGGCGGGCAGTGAAGAAGCGCGGAATTGGCGCTCCGAAAAGTGTGGGTTTTTGGATTAATTCGCTTTACAGCGTATTTGTTACCTGGGCCGATGCTGCGGAGGAGTTTCTGAAATCAAAGGATGATCCGGAGATGCTGCAGAACTTTGTAAACTCCTGGTTAGCAGAACCATGGGAGGATACGAAGCTGAAAACCAATGAAGATACTGTTATGGAACGTCAGACGGATGTTCCGGAACTGATGGTTCCGGAATGGGCGAAGATCCTGACGGCTGGCGTCGATGTGCAGGAGACGAGTTTTTACTATACAATCCGCGCATGGGGAGAGCATAGCACGAGTCAGAATATCGCGCACGGCCAGGTGCTGGATTTCTTCAGCATCGAACGGATCATGAACGGAGAATTTGTGACAGAGGACGGCCGCCGGATGGTGGTAGACCTGGCCCTGATTGATTCCGGTTACCAGGCGGATAGTACCTATGATTTCTGTATTGATCATTCAGACTGGGCGCTGCCTGTAAAGGGTGCCTCCAATCCGATGCGTGACAGATACAAAATCAGCAAGGTGGATAAGCGGGGGTCAAAAGCCTACGGCATGCAGATCATCATTGTAGATGGAGGTCAGTATAAAGATTCTATCGCGGCCAGGATGCGGCGGGAAAACGGAACCGGGTCATGGATGGTATATAAAGACTGCGATCTGGAATATGCGAAGCAGGTTACATCGGAGCATAAGGTGGCCGAACGAAAAAATGGCAAGCGCGGAGCGATGGTATGGAAGCAGAAGCATTCACATGGTGACAACCATTACCTGGACTGCGAGGTGTATGCCTTTGCGGCTGCTGAGATTATGGGCGTGAGGGAATTGCATACGCTGACAGAAGATGTGGAAAAGCAGCAGGAAAAAACGGAAGAAAATTACACTCCGGAAGAAAGCTGGATTGAAGCGAACGAAAACTGGATGAAGGGAGGATGACATGATGGAGATTCCATTTGGAACACAGGAAGAGCAGCTTGAAGCGGTAAACAAAGCGATTTACACGATTCTTGTTGGAGGGCAGTCATATAAGATCGGCAGCAGAAGCCTGACAAGGGCAGATCTTTCGGAGCTTTATGCCATGCAGAAAGCGCTGCGCTCCGAAATTGAGAACGATGGAGATACCGGGCTGCTGGGGGATACCTCGGTGGCCGTTTTTGATGGGAGGTAACAGCTGTGAACTGGTTAGACAAAGCAATTGAATGGGTGGCTCCGGAAGAAGCATACAAGCGGCAGGTGTTCCGGCGCTCCATAGAAGCAGAGCGGAATTATGACGCAGCCAGCTATAAACGTCCGAATGGGAACTGGAGAGTGCTGAATGAATCAGCGGAGCAGACCGACAGGTTCAGCCGTGACACGGTGCGGGCCAGGGCGCGGGATCTGGAACGAAACTCAGATGTGATGAATGCGGTACTTGGTGCCTACAAGAGAAACATATTTGGCAGCGGGTACAAGCTTCGGCCAGGTACCGGGGACAGTGAACTGGATAAAAAGATTTCTGATTACTGGAAAATCTGGTGTAAAAAACAGAATTGTGATGTAACAGGGACGCAGAGCCTGAACGCGATCATGCGCATGGTGATCCAGCGTAAGCGGGTGGACGGCGGTGTATTCCTGGTGAAGCGTTACATTTCGGGCGATCTGGTGCCGTTTAAGCTTCAGATTCTGGAAGTGGATGAGCTGGATACCACATTTACATCACCGCACGAAAAGGGAAACCGTGTGGTTGGCGGCGTGGAGTACAATGCCTGGAACAAGCCGGTGGGATATTTCTTCCGGCAGTACAGCATTGACGGCTTCGAGGTTGTGAATCCAATCTATCTGAAAGCAAAGGATGTGATTTTTTACTATACGAAGCGCAGGCCCTCACAGATTCGTGAAATGTCGGACATGGCTCAGACGATTAACCGGGTCCGTGATATGAATGAGTTTATGACGGCGGTTTCGGTAAAAGAGCGCATTCTGGCATGTATTTCCGTTTTCATTAAACGTTATTATCCGCAATCCGGATTCGGCGGCGGAAGAAATTCCGCTCCGGAGAGACATATGGAATATAAAGGCAAGACCATTACGCCCGGCATGATTATGGACATGAACCAGGGAGATGAAGCGCAGTTTTTAAATCCGTCCGGACAGGCCACAGACGCATCGTCATTTATCAAGCAGGAGATACGGCTGATTGCGGCAGGACAGGGACTGAGCTATGAAACGGTCAGCAGAGATATGTCGGAAAGCAATTACAGTTCCGCTCGTCAGGGGTCCATTGAGGATGAACTGACTTATGAAGAGGACCGTGAGCAGCTTCTGGAAATTATGGACGAAATCTATGAAACATTTGTGATTTCCCTGGTGCTGGCGCAGCTTGTGAATCCTGTTGATTTCTGGCAGGACAAGGAACGTTATATGGGTCATACCTGGATTCGCGCACCGAAAAAGTGGATTGATCCGCTGAAAGAAGCGAATGCAAACAAGATTGCCCTTTACACCGGTCAGAAGAGCTGGGCCGATATGGCGGCAGAGAGTGGCCGCGACTGGAAAGAGGTCATTGATGAAATGGCAGATATTATGGAATACGGAAAAGAAAAAGGAATTGATATGGGAGGTGTGATGTTTGGAAAAGAAAGCAAAAACGAACAGCAGCTTTAGCCGGGAGCTTAGCGGCGGAATCCTGCGGGCGGCCAATGAAGAGGAACGGACGGTAGAATTGTCCTTTTCTTCGGAAGAGCCGTATGAGCGCTGGTTTGGGGTGGAAATCCTGGACCATTCGGATGGCTGCGTGGATCTGGAACGGTTATGCAGTATTGGTTGTGTGCTGTTCAACCACAAGCGAGATGAGGTAATCGCCAAAGTTCTGGAAGCAAAGTGTGAAAATGGCAGATGTACGGCGGTGATCCAGTTTGACAAAGATGAAAAATCAGATGTGATTTACCAGAAAGTAAAGGGGGGAACGCTGAAAGGTGTTTCTGTCGGGTATCTGGTCAGTGTGTGGGAGGAAGTCGCAGCCGGAAAGACTTCTTCTGACGGTCGGTTTACAGGACCATGCAGCATAGCAAAAAGATGGATGCCGTATGAAATCTCCATTGTGTCGATTCCGGCAGATCCGACCGTAGGTGTCGGACGGGACATGGATGGAGATGGGAATGGAAGAATGCGGGGGCTTTACAGCCTGCAGCTTCAGATAAATAAAAACAGGTACATGAAAGGAGACAGATGACAATGACAAAGAAAGAACTGATTGCCAGGCAGCAGGCCATTGTGGATGCTGCAAAGAATGCGGGGCGGGCTCTTACTGCACAGGAGCAGCAGGAGTTTGAAAATCTGCAGCGTTCACTGGAAAGTATGCCGGATGATAATCCAGAGGCTGGCGGCGATCCGGATGCTGCTGGTGGATCCGGAAATAATGGCGGAACAAAAGATCTGAGCCCGGAAGAAGCGGCACAGAGAGCAATTGCGGAGGAAAGAAAGCGTATTGCAGACATCTCTGCTTTGTGCCGTTCCTTTGGCATGCAGCCGGATGAGTATATTTCCGGTGGCCAGTCCATGGATCAGGTGAGATGTGCCGTGCTTGAAAAAATGCAGAAAGACGGGGCTCCGATCAATGTGCGAGTTAATGCAGACGAAGGAGACAAGTTTCGTGACGCGGCTACGGATGCGCTGGTGTTAAGAGCAGGTGTCAGGGTAGCGAAGCCGGCAGAAGGTGCCGGAGAGCTCCGTGGGATGTCTCTGCGTGATCTGGCGGTAGAGTGTCTTGTGCGGGAAGGCGAAGATGCAAGAAGCCTGATCCGCATGAGCGCGGATGATCTGTACAGTTCATTAAGCCGACAGTTTTATAATCCGACCGCTGCGTTCCCGGCGATTCTGGATGCGACAATCCGAAAGAGTGTTGTGGAACTTTACAATCAGGTACCGACTACCTTCCAGGAATGGACAACGGATGGCAGCCTTTCCGACTTCAAGGAAACTAGTGACCATGAGTATCTGATCGGCGGAATGGGAGATTTTGAGGAAGTGCCGGAAAATGGTGAGATCAAAGCAGATCTTCCGAAGACGGAGCTGCTTCCGACCAGAAAGTTAAAAACGTTTGGAAAACAGTTCTCCATGACCAGACAGGCTTTTGTAAATGACGATATCGGATTCCTCACCAGGGTTCCGGGTCTGTATGCAACCAAGGCCAAGAAAACTATTGATAAACAGGTTTATCAGGTGCTCTACTACAATCAGGCTATTTTTGACAAGAAAACTCTGTTTGATAAGACCCATAACAACCTGATTGCCAAGGGAGCAAAACCGTCGCAGCAGAGCGTGCAGGAGATTATCCTGCAGATGCAGAAGCAGACGGACCCATTCGGAGATGCAATCTATGTGAATCCGAAGTTTATCATCGTCCCGGTTGGATATGAGTTTGACCTGGCTGTTATGCTGCATTCCGCGCAGATAACCGGATCAAACAACAACGACTACAACCCGATGTACAATTATCCGCTTAAAGTCGTGCAGACTCCGATCCTGAACGCGCTGGCAGGCAGCAATCCGGTGCCGTGGTTTATGGTAGCGGATCCGATGAGTGCCCGCAGCGTTCATGTGGATTATCTGAATAACCAGAAGACACCGACCATCAGACGTATGGAAGCTCCGGGAGTTCTTGGCTTTACCTGGGATATCTATATGGATTGGGGCATTACCGTCCGTGATTTCCGCGGAATTGCCAAGAATCCGGGTGTAGCAATCTAGGAAAGGAGTGTTGAGATATGAAAGCAGTATATGTACAGGAAGGAAAGAATCTGGATTACCAGAATACCGGCAGCACCGTGATTGCCGCAGGTGAAGTAGTGGTGCTTGGCGGTCATATCGGCATTGCCGCGGGTGACATTGCCGTGGGTGAAAAAGGTGCCCTTTGCATGGAGGGCGTGTTCCGGTTGACGAAAAAGGCTGATGAAGCAATCA